CAAGAGCTCATTTGCGGACAAGTTCCTAACGTTATTAGTGTAAGGCTAACAATATTGACAAGTTCTTGTTGATGCTCCAATAACAAGTTTATGAAAGCATTCGTGCATTTTAACGTTACCCTGGTTGAAGAATCTTTTCTTTTCAAATATTAATTTCCTTTAGTTTTAAAATTATAATTCCACCTTTCCTTTTTAGGAGCATAATTAGACTGAAAATTACACTTAAACAATATAAAATGCAAATACCAAAAAGATCTCTTCGGGGACAAGCCTCTAAGGATGGGCTTTAAAACCTTATTTTACTTGGAATCAAAGTTTTGGTTAAGAATTTTGTTGTTTGCCTACAGTACATATTTGCTTTCTATTAGATGACACCTGTATCATTCGCTGGTGGGGCCGAGGCTCTATAACACCACCTCTTGTTAGGTTTAATCGAAATAGATCTCATCGTTGGAAATATACCCCAAATAACATTATTTTTATAGGAAACTGGATTATCCACAACTTTCTTTTTAAATTCTCAATTATGGCTACAACTACAATGAATAACGATTTGAACGGAAAACGCAATTTTGAAATTTCTACAACACAATTTGCACAAGTAACTCATGTTCTCAGCTTGTTCAATGTGCATAACCCATTGATAATACTTCGAAATAATGTTCATACACAAACTATTACAACTTCCTCAATTGTCAACACTTCCACCGTGGACCTTCATGGTCGATCCACCCCTGACCATTATTTCGGTATTGTTCGAGATATACATCTTGATGATTCTTTTGTTCATAAGAAGAATCATGTTGCTAAAAATAAGCGTGTGTTGACTTACACACTTAGATATGATATGACAGAGTTTGATCGTGGGATATCCCTTAAAGAACCCATTTTTTCTGAAACTTTAGTCTTCAAAAATAAGCGTCATAAGCATGATTGGGTTCTGGAGCGTAGGAAACTTAGGTTTTACCACGTTAGGGGCGCTATATATTTTCGTATAAATTTTGATTTTGACTTCGTTGGTGAAGTTGAAGGAGATTGTACGAGAGTAGATGACTTTATGCCTATAAAGCAGGCGTTTTATCACTTGAGTGAAGTTAATCCTCAAATGTTTGAGGGTGTTTCAACAATAACACAATTGCCTAAAAATATTGTGAACCTCACTGAAACAATAGATGATTTTGATAGTGGCAATATTGCCTCATCTCTTAAAAGTATATCTGATGTCTTAAAGAACTTGAATGTGGATAATTTGTCAGCCTTGTTGACTGACAAGATTTTTCCTACAGCTCTTAATGGTACAAATATGTTCCATAGCGTGGCATCAATTGGTAGCTTAGTTTTACTTTGTAGCACCTCAGCCCATTTATTAGTGGGTGTTACAGATAAGAAGATAAAGCTGCTCGGTATAGCATCTTTTATTTTTGGCTTGGTGCATGCCGACAAGGTTAAATCCATTGTTGCGCATTGCATGTCTTATATAAACAAAGGTCCTGAATCACAATCTGTCAGTAAAATGGCTATGGGGTTGTCTTTGGGTGCCTTTGCTCTATTCCTGGGTTTGCCTGGAAAGGAGCCATTAAAGAAATATATGAGTGGAATTGCTCATTATGATCGCTTCACTGGAGGCTTGGATACCATATTTAAACATATATCTGACTTATTTATAGGCTTTTTGTCTTGGTCAGGTTTTGCTGAGTATATACCAATTAAGTGGAGATATATGTTTGAACGTAATGATGAGGTTAGACTCTTAGCTGATGAAGCAGAGAGTATACATAATCTCTGTTATGAAGGGAAATTCCATTTTTGCATTGAGAACCAACGAAAACTTGGGGACGTATTACACAAAATGAAGGAATTGAGATGGAATACCAATGGTAGAGACTCCCATTCCGCTGCCTTGAATTATGAGATAAATTTTCTCTCTAAATTACAGGAGAAATTTTCTGCCTCAGGTTACGATGTAAATGGTTCCAGGCCTGAACCTGCAGCATTGATGATAGGGGGTGAGCCTGGACAATTGAAGTCACAATTTCTGGACATATTTATACAACAGATTGCTATTGATTATTTAAATGAAGAAGAAATGAAACTTTATAGACAAAATAAGGGTTCTATTGTTTATAATTCTTCTAGTGAAACTGGCTATTGGGACGGTTATCTTAAATCCCATAAAATATGTATCTTTGATGATTTTGGTCAAGCTACTGATGTTCAAGGAACGCCCGACAATGAGTATTTTAAATGGATTAGGGCTATTAATGAAAGACCATATATGTTGCACATGGCGGATTTACCCAATAAGGGCAATTCTTATTTTTCTTGTGATTTCGTGTTAGCAACTACAAATCAAAAATCCTTCAAGCCTACTAGTATTTATTCAGCTCAAGCGTTGATTAGGCGTATGCACGTTTGTGTGTGGGCCGAATTAAATGATAAATATAGTAAAATTGTTGATGGAAAGAAGGTTTTAGATGTTTCAAAAATGCCCCGCGATAGTAGTGGTAAAACCATACTTTCTAAGGACATGGTTGACTTTTATGAATGGTTTCCAAATGAGAAAAATGGTCCTAGTAAAGGTCAACAATTATCTTTTGCCCAAGTTTATGCGAGATTACGTGATGTTTATGGGAAAAACCGTGATAATTTTCAAACAAAACTTGAGTTTGTTTCTTCTTTGGAAGGGACAACCGAATTGCCTCCTGAGATGGAAGCATTGTTTGAAGATGAAAAAGAGGAAGAGGTTGAGACAGAAATTATTGACAATATAGAACCTACAATTAAAAAGGCACATGAGATTGCTAAAGCTACACCTTCGTATATGGAGGTTATGCAAAGTTATCATGAGGTCTATTATAATGAATATAAACGACCTATTACCTCTGCATTATTGTTTGCTGGTTTATTTACTGTTCAAGGTCGAGCATTTATGTCCGGGTTTGCCATTGGTAAGGCAGTAGGAGAAGTTGTTCTAGTAATCACCAATGGAGTATTTGCCTCTGTTTTGGAGATGAAAGAATTTCTGTCCATACGCACCAAACAAGGTGCAAAGAAATTCTTCCGAGACAAGAAGCAGATTCTGGAAGATTCTGGAAATACCTTGATGGGTCATCTTTGGGATTATTCCTATCATTATATGACAATAGTCGGAGTTATTAACTTAGTCTATCATTACAGTTGGAACAAAGGTGCTGAGGATGGTATTATTGTAACTGATCCTTGTATGGATAGTACTTGTCCTGGCTTCGCTAATTATAACCAGCAATTGATAGATGGGAAAGTCATGATTAAAAGGATTCCAGTGTCTAAACATACTTGCTCTAAGCAGAAAGTACATATAGATGCTACACGAACTTGGATCCCATATGAACATTATAAAGAAAAGTATAAATTTACGTTTACGGAAGATGAATTGGAATCTATAACACAAGCTTTGGCGCAGACAGAAATAACTATTCGAGATCGCGAACCTCTTTTGGCCCGCCTGAGAGAAGCTCATTCTCAATATGATTTGAAGAAGAGAGAGGTAAAATTCCAAGCTGGTGTCGATGTTCAAGGAAGATCGATTGTTGAATCTGTTAAGAAGTCGAACTTGTGTGTGTTATCGTATCACATATTCACTCCAGAACTCCTTAAAGATAATAGTTCCTTCCAAGCAAATACGCTTGGTAGTGTCCTATTCTTAAGGGATTCCTTGTTCCTCACGCCCAGACATTTTATATATAGGCTTAAGGACTTGGTGAAGGATCTTGATCATGGACTCACTCTAGAGTCTACAATTATTCTTCAGAAAAACAATGGTAAAGGTTTGTTTATGTACAGGATGTTTACTGTTGGTGATCTTCTAGAGAGTGAAGGTTTGATTGAATCAAGCTCACTTTCTGCTAGGGATCTCATGCTTGTTAAGTTAAAGCGCGGGCTAGTTTCTATTCATAGGAACATAACGTCTCATTTTTCTGTTAAGCCACCCAATAAAACTGCGGTTTTCTCGGGTTATTTGACAAACCATGAAGGCGAAATGGCCAATTTAACTTTTACAGTTGTTCCATTTATAAACGTCAACCCAACGCATAGTAGAGGGGAACAACAATTTGTTCTAAGGACACCTATATGTTACGAAGCTCCAACTCGAGATGGCCATTGCGGTTCTATTTTAGCTTTAGAGGAATCAACCATTGAGAAGAAATTGTTTGGACTCCATGTTGCTGGTGATACAGTGAAAGGAGTTGGATATGGTAGTTTCTTCTGTCAAGAAGACATCCCTCCAGAGGCTCTTGATTCTCTCGTAACTGATAATGTTGTTCAATTTCAATGTGCTTACAGTAAGGATCCTGATATCCCTGTAGCAATGGAACAATTGTACGATGCAGAACAATCAATCTCCTATCCTAATAAAACATCAATTATACCTAGCGTCTTACACAACCTCTGGCCAATGCTGCCAGTAGATTGTTCAGTTTTATCTAAGGCAGCGTATCGTTTTGCGCTGGATAGATATTCTATGCCGCCTGTGCATTTTGATTATTCTAAAACTAAGATTGTCGCTGATGAATTATTTCGTAACATCGACAGCCGCTCAACAACGTGCGGTGTTGCGAAAGTTCTGATGACCTGGGAAGAAGCAGCTTATGGCAAACCTGGTTGTGATAGTTTTGGTTTAGTTGATAGGAGTACCAGCCCTGGTTTTCCTTTTGTGTTTCAAAAAGGTGATAAACCGGGTAAATCCAAATGGTTGAATACTGGTACTACAAAGGAGTTTACCCAAGCTGGTTTGGACCTTGTGGAGGCTTGTAAACGTAAAGTTTTAGAAATGGAGAGACTTAATCGGCAATCGTTTGTTTATACCGATAATTTAAAAGATGAAAGAGTTTCTATTGAGAAGATTATTGCTCGCAAAACTCGTCTGTTTTCAGGTTGTCCTCTAGATTATCTGTTGATAGTACGTAGATACTTTGGGGCTTTTACATCTTGGATAATTGACAACCGTATTTCAAATGGTATCGCCGTTGGTGTTAACCCATATAAAGAATGGCACGAAATATTTACGAGTATGAGTGTTCATTCACTGCCTGAAGATAAAGGGTTTATAGCTGGAGATTTTTCTGGTTTCGATAGGTCTGGTAGACAACATATATATTGGTTAATGCTTTATAAAATAAATGAATGGTACGATGATGGAATTCCTAATCGTAACGTTCGGATTGTTTTATGGGTAGAGCTAGTCCAATCTAGACATGTTCATATTAACCATGTATATGAATGGGTTGATTCTTTACCTAGCGGGCACCCATTAACTACTATTGTTAATTGTCTATACAATCTGTTTTCCTTCCGGTATTGCTGGAATGATATATTTGGGTTTACAAGGAATTCGAATGAGCTATTTAACAACAATGTTTATTTATGCACTTTTGGGGATGATGTTCATGGTTCTGTTTCTGTTGAATATAGAGACAGGTTTAACGATCAAGTTATTATACCTCATATGGCGAAACTGGGTTTAACTTACACTTCTGATCTGAAAGATGGTTCTACTATACCATTGCGAGTGCTTGACGATATAACATTTCTTAAGAATAAGTATCGGTTCTGTGATGAAAATGGCATGTATGTACCGGCTTTAGAATTGGGGGTTATTTTAACTACCCCAGGATGGACCAGAAGGAAGAATTCAACCCAAATAACTATCGATAATGTTCAATGGTGCTTACGCCATTTGGCTTTATGGGGTCGTGATGTTTATGATGAACATGCCCCTTATATTATAAGGATATTTGAGAAGAAATTTCCTAGAACTCCTTTAATTACATCTTATGGCCATAATTTGAGTGACATTTTGTCTCTCAATTATGTGTATTGACGGTGCTTCATTTTCTTTTATGTGTGGGAAATTGAGGCAGTAAGTAACACATTAATGGAACCAAGTTATAGTAAATGGCGATCACTATTAGCTTGTAAAACTTTAGCCATTTATAACAACATGAAAAGTACACCTATAACTATTAACAATGATGAGCACCGGTCCTTACGCTTGGGGATGACTGACTCCGTAAAAAACTACAAGCCAGAACAATTAACAACAACTAATATTTTCTTCCAAAGTGGAGAAGCCAATTCGGTCCAAGTTTTATCTGCCGAAACGATTGATGACAATGCTACAACTCATTTCGTTGATAAAGGAAACAATGTTTCTGTTATGAAACCATCTATGAAAACAATTCCTATTAGCGTTTCGTCTACCATGCAAAATATCAATCAAGATATAAAACAATTTTTG